ATCATCTCAGCACCTGGATTAATATATTCATTTGCAACTCACACTACTCCATTAGATAGTCTTGTTACTTTAGCAGAAACAAGAGGAGACTGTATTGCAGTAGTAGACTTACAAGGATATGGTTCAACCGTATCTAATGTTACTTCTACAGGTACATCTTTAAATTCATCATATGGAGCAACTTACTGGCCTTGGGTACAAGTATTATCTGATACAGGTAAGTTAGTATGGGCACCTGCTTCTACGGTTATACCGGGAGTATATGCCTTTACAGATAATAGTTCAGCACCTTGGTACGCACCAGCAGGATTAGTAAGAGGAGGAATAGTAGGTGTAGTACAAGCAGAACAAAAATTAACTAGAACTCAACGTGATACTTTATATGACGGTAAAATTAATCCAATAGCTACTTTCCCTGGACAAGGTATTGCAGTATTTGGACAAAAGACTTTACAGACTAAAGCTTCTGCTTTAGATAGAGTAAACGTTAGACGTTTATTAATCGAACTTAAGAAATTCTTAGGAGACCAAGCTAGAAATTTAGTATTTGAACAGAATACTGTAGCTACTCGTAATCGTTTCTTAGCGACGGTAAATCCATACTTAGAGTCAGTAGTACAACGTAACGGTTTATACTCTTACAGAGTAGTAATGGATGATACAAACAACACAGCGGATGTAGTTGATAGAAATCAATTAGTAGGACAGGTATTTATTCAGCCAGCTAAAACAGCAGAATTTATAGTACTTGACTTTACAGTTGAGCCAACTGGAGCAACATTCGGAGCATAATTAAATTAACAGATATTTATAATAAAGTAATACAAACATGGCAGTATTAGATCCAAACGAAATAATGTTTAAGGCGTTCGAGCCAAAAGTACAAAACAGATTTGTAATGTACATGGACAACATTCCTTCTTTCATGGTAAAGAATGTAAAAGCTCCTACCTTCACTGATAACGTAGTCAAACTTGACCATATTAACTCTTACAGAAAGATCAGAGGTAAGAGAGAGTGGGAAGATATGACAATGACACTATATGATCCGATCACACCTTCTGGTGCTCAAGCGGTAATGGAGTGGGCTCGTCTATCTTACGAGTCAGTAACAGGAAGAGCTGGTTATTCAGATTTCTACAAAAAAGATTTAACTCTTAACATTCTAGGCCCAGTAGGGGATATAGTTGGAGAGTGGATTATTAAAGGAGCATTCCTTACAAATGGAGATTTCGGTCAATTTGACTGGACTTCAGATGAAGCAGTAGACGTATCAATAACTGTAGCCATGGATTATTGCGTACTTAATTACTAAGGTAATTACCTACATATACTTAAAGAACCCGGTTTTTCCGGGTTTTTTGTTTGTATAATAATTTTTTTTTCTTATATTTATAAGAATAAAACTGGTTTTAAACAATAAAATTTATGGAATCTAAATTTAAACTACCTACCGAAACGGTAGATTTACCCTCAAAAGGTCTTTTTTACCCTGAAGATTCTCCTCTAGCTAAAGGTACTATAGAAATGAAGTACATGACAGCTAAAGAAGAAGATATTCTAACTAATCAAAACTATATACAAAAAGGTATTGTAATAGATAAACTTCTTCAGTCGTTAATAGTAACTGAAAAAGTAGATTATTCAAGCCTTTTAAGTGGAGATAAAAATGCTATAATGATAGCAGCACGTATTCTTGCCTACGGTAAAGACTATAAGGTAAGTATACAAGGCAAAGAAGTGGTAATTGACCTAAGTGAATTACAGAATAAAGAAATCGATTTATCAGAGATAAAGAGAGGAGAAAATAAATTTGATTTTTTCTCTTCAGAAACAGAGAATAATCTTACTTTTAAATTACTTACTCATAAAGATGAACAATTAATAGAAAGAGAGATAACCGGTCTACAGAAAATCGATAAAGACAATATTACAACAAGCACTACACGATTAAAACATCTTATTACGTCAATTAATGGATTAACTGAAAAAAAAGATATTAGAGAGTTTGTTGATAAGTATCTTCTAGCTAAAGACGCTAGAGCTCTAAGATTAGAGTATAATAGAGTAAACCCAGACGTCGATTTGACAGTTTTTCCAGAGGGCTTTGAGGAGGGAGTCGATTTACCAATCACCCTCGCCTTTTTTTGGCCTGACTCCCGATTATAGGGGTATATTATTTTCTCAAATACATGAAATAGTATTTCACAGTAATGGAGGATATTCATGGACAGAAATATATAATATGCCTATATGGCTTAGACGTTTTACTTTTAATAAATTAAAAGAACATTACGATAAGAAAAGTGAAGAAGAAGGAAAAATCTCTAAGCAGTATAATAATACTAAATCAAAAATTGCTAAGCCTAATATAAAACCATCCTATTCTACTAAGGTCCCTCGAAAGTAGGGGCCTTTCCTATTTATTATTATAAAACTTTATTAAGATTTGAACGAAGAATTAGAAAAAGGCAAGAAGCTGCTAGAAGAGTTAAACATCCTGAGAAGGAAGATGAACAAAGAGCCTATAAAACTCTCAGATTCAGAAACTATTAAGCAATTAAAAAGCTTACCTTCAGATATTAGATCTGCAAGAAACTCTATGTCTGATTTAGTAGGTTCTGCTACAGATCTTTTTGAACGAGTTAAAAGTATTTCAAGCGAATTAAAAGGTCAGAAAACTCCTATGTCTGACATTCGTACTGCTTTCAGGAATATTACTTCTGATGCTCAAAAATTAAGAAATGATGAAGCAGAAATTGAAAAATTAAATTCAAAACAACTTAAAAACTTACAAGCTAGAGTTAAGAAGAATAGTATACTTATTAGGGAAGAAAGTGAAAGGTTAATTAATTCTAAAGATCTTACTGCATTGCAGAAGACTGAAATGGATTTAATAAAAGATACTGCAGGGCAATATGGAGAAGTAAATGATCTGTCTCAAAGTCAAAAGGAAGAAATATTAGAGTTAATACAAGCATCCTATGCATTTTCTGATGAACAAAAAGCTATCTTATCTAATTACTATGATCAAAATAATATATTAGATAAAATTAATGAAAAGACTGCAGAAAGATTAAAGTTTGAAAAGCAAATAGACAAAGACGTAAGAGGATTTTCAGTACTAACAGATTTAGTTAATGCTATACCTGGTTTAAGACAATTTTCAGGTCCTTTTAAGGATGCAGAAACCGCCGCCAGAAACGCAGCTGAAAATAGCGGCAATTCCCTTGATATATTGAAGGCAGGAGGAGAAGCACTAATGAAAGCTTTTGGCCCTCTTACTGTACTACTTACTACATTTACTTTTCTTAAAAATATTACTTTTGGGGTTAGCAAAGATATTACAGAAATACAAAAATCGATGGGTATTTCTAATGAAGAAGCCCGAGATTTTAGAGATCAAATAGTAGATGTAAAATCTAATACTAACGATGTAGTAGTAAATACTCATGCTCTTTTAGATGCACAAAAACAAGTTTCAGCAGCATTCGGAGTTACAAGAGGGTTTACAAAACAACAGCTACTAGATCAAATTAAACTAACTAAGAGAGTAGGGCTACAAGCTGATTCAGCGGCAAACATACAAAGATTAAGTGCGTTATCAGGACAAAGCACAGAAAACTCTTTAGAGAATATAGTAAAACAAACTGCAGCTTTATCCCAACAGTCTGGTATTTATTTTGATGATAGAGAAATCCTACAAGATATTTCCGAAGTTAATGGACAAATAGCAGCTACACTAGGTAATAACCCAGGTAGGATTGCGGCAGCAGTAGTACAGGTAAGAAGACTAGGACTTAATCTAGAACAAGCCCGTACTATATCTAGCTCATTACTTGATTTTCAATCTTCTATAGAATCAGAATTAGAAGCTGAATTACTAACAGGTAAAGAACTCAACTTAGAGAGAGCTCGTGCTTTAGCTTTACAGGGAGATTTTGCAGGGGCCGCAGCAGAAACTGCTAAACAGGTTGGTACTCTATCTGAATTTAATAGTATGAATGTACTCGCTCAACAAGCTATTGCTGAAGCTTCGGGTATGACAGTAGATGAATTAGCAGACTCACTAGCGTATACAGAAAACTTAAATAAAATAGGACAACAAGAAAAACAAAATTTATTAGACAAAATAAATTTTCTGAAAGAACAGGGTAGAGTCCAAGAAGCAAACGATCTAGCTAAGTCTCTGGGGTCTAAAGAACAAAGATTAGCAGCTCTTAACCAGATAGATGCATCTACTAAATTTAATGAATCTTTAGAAAGAGCAAAATCTCTATTTGCTGATATGTTTAAGGATACCGAAGGTATAGGTACAAGTATAGTTAATACACTTTCGACATTAATGACTATGAAACCCTTACTTGCTGCTATAGCTGGCCTTTATGTTACAATGGCTGTCAGATCAGCCGCTATTGCAGTAGCTAACATATTTTCTTCCGCCGCCTTAGCTGGAAGCAAAAGAGGTTTAATTGGAATGGGATTAGGTCTTTTTGCAGCAGGAGCTTTTGTAAGTTCTATGTATGGAGCTTTGTCTAGACCAGTAACCCCTATGAATGACGGTGTAATTGCACCTGATGGAGGTATGATAGTTTCTGGAGATAAAGGTTCAATACAGCTCAATAAAGATGATTCTATTATAGCAGGAACCAATTTAGGAGGAGGAGGAGAAGGTAACAAAGAATTACTAATGGAAATAAAAGCATTAAGAGCAGCAGTGGAAAAAGGAGGTAATGTTTATATGGACGGCAATAAAGTTGGACAAGCATTAGTACTTTCTTCGTACCAAAGCTCATAACACTATATTTATAATAAAAAACAACAATTATGTCATTAATTACTAAACTTAAAGAATCTGAACTAAGTTTGCAAGGTACTACACCATCAACTAGAGACGGAGCAAAGAGTACATCTACTTTGCACAGCTTATCTTCTCTAACTGATAAACCAGAGATCTTAAAACAACCCTCAGTATTAGATTTAGACGGAAAAACTCCTTCTAAATACTTGGATAACCCACCTAAATAAGCTATATGAGTTTATTGCGGCTTAAAAGTGACTTAAAGTCCTTAAAATACGGTGATTTCCAAACTAAGGATCCGTTAATTACCAAGGATATTAATAATCCTCCGAGTAATAACACTCTTTCTATGGAGGTTACTCGCCGTATAGACGATACTGTAAGAATTGTAAAATTACTTGTAACTAAACCCGGTATTTCATTTGTAGCTAAACAAGCTGCTTTAGAGGTTGTAAAGCAGAGTATGAATTCTGATGGAAAAGAGAAAATTTTAAAATCTCTTGCAGCAGCAGGACTAAACACAGCAAAAATATTAGCTAGTACTGTTGCTCAAATACCAGTAAATGGAACCGGTACCCATTTTGTTAGAGGTTTTGCTGGCAAACAAGGATATTTAGGAGTTTCTGGTGTAGAATTTTTTGGTAAAGATAAAGAAAAAACTCCTCCTAAAGTAATTACTAGTTTATCTCCTAGCGGCAGTATACATTCACCATTAGATGAAATTAGAAAATTAAGCAGCTTTAACCCAGTAGAACCTAGTACTTCTGAATTACAGGTTACATCACTTATTAAAAAAGAAGTTAGAGTTAATTTAGGAGACCAGGGTATAAGAAAAAATAAAATTAATTACTCCGATATATCAGAAGATCTTTCAGATAAAATAAATAAACTTAATCCTACTACAGATGTAGTTGAAGGTACTAAAGAAGGTAGGGATCTAATAAAATTTAGATTTCACGTATTGGATTCTGAAAGCAATAAAGAGACTAATATATTTTTCAGAGCTTTTTTAGATTCTTTTGATGATTCGTACTCGGGTAATTGGAATACTCATAATTATATTGGGAGAGGAGAAAATTTTTACACTTACGGTGGCTTTAATAGAGATATTTCACTATCTTTTAAAATAGCAGCATCAACCAGACAAGAGATGTTTCCCTTATATAGAAAAATGGTAATGCTTGCTTCAACAACAGCACCTACTTATGGTGACGGTAGTTTTATGAAAGGTACAATAGTAGGGTTAACTGTAGGAGATTATATACATAGAACATATGGTTTCATACAGTCTGTTAACTATACTTGGGAAAAAGATTACCCATGGGAAATAACTATGAAAAACCCGGAAGGTGAAGCAGATAAAGATCAACAAGAATTACCTATGATTATGAATTGCAGTGTGAAATTTACCCCAATTCATAACTTTGTTCCTCAAACAGGGTTATATCACTTTATAACTAATGATGAACCAAAGGGCGAAAAGGAAAGAGTATTTGAGAAAGGTAATACGAGCAAATATAATAAATTTGATTAATGAACAGATACGGAGAAATCAACAGAGATAGTACTCAAGAAGGTAGATCGTATATAGATAACCCTATATACCCTGAAATACCTTTATCTGAAGATGATATCTATGTAATTACTACAGCAGGAGATAGATACGATACACTCTCTTTACAGTTTTACGGTGATCCTGCATTTTGGTGGATTATAGCCTCAGCTAACACTTCTACACGTTCATCTTTAAACGTAGAAAAAGGAATACAGTTAAGAATACCTGCTAGTAAAGAACAAGCTCTACAGATTTACAATGAAGTAAATTTAAACAGATAGTTATGGCTAAAGGATTCAAGGATTCATCGATCATAGGAGGAGCCTTAGATAAGGGTGTACTCGAACAATTAGGAAAAAGAACTAAAATAGTAGAACAAAAGACTAATAGAACTACAAAACAAATTTCTTACTTAAACTCTAAAACAGGTTGGGTAAAATTATCTTCTTCTGTCAATGTATTTAACCTAGATAACGGTTATTCCTCAAATTTAGCAAAGAATAATGTACTATTCGGAGGAGTAACACCGGATAGAGGTAACCAGAAAAGTGGTCTTCCTATAAATAATAACCCTAATTCCGCTTATACACGATCAAAAATTTCAGGGTACAGACCTATGCCCGGTATTTCTAACGTAACGATTAACTCTAAAAATACGTTTGGTACCCTTAGAGAAGCCAAAGTTGAATTTAGTGTATGGTCAGTAGAAGAACTATCTACCTTTGAAAAACTCTATATGAGACCTGGATATACTGTATTATTAGAATGGGGTAACAGTATGTATGTCGATAATAAAGGAATAATAAACTCTAATATTAAGACTGTATCACAATTTTTTTCTAATAAATTTATCAACAAGAAAAAGGAACTTCAAGGAGCTATTAACCAAATAAAAATAAATTCAGGTTACAACTACGACGGATTTTATGGGTATGTTAAAAATTTTCAGTGGAGTTACAATATAGACGGTGGTTACGACTGTTCGTGCGATATTATTACTCATGGGGAATTAATTGAATCAATAAAGGTAATAATAGCTCCGGAAATCAACGTCGAAGAGACATCTCAACCAACAGGTAAAACTAAATCTGGAGAGACTACAGTTAAACCGGATATTAAGAGTATTAAAACTATATTACATATATTTTTGCATAGTATAAAAACTCCTAAATACGGAGGTTCTTCTTATGCCGGCCCTAGTCACAAAGAAACCTTAGAAAGAGAATGCCCTAGTTTATATAAAAGTTTTTTAAAAGATCTTGATGGTAGGTTTTTTGACATACATACAATTGATTATAAGAGTTTAAATAATGAAACTAGCAGCACTTTCAAGTATATTAAATTAAGAGATTTATTAATATTGATAAATAACTGTTTTATGTACGAAGGTAAAGACCGTAAAAAGTTAATAGAATTTAATACAAACGAATTTAGATCTTTTTTCTACACCTTTAGGAATCATTCTTCGATAGATTTAGCGATAGGGTTTAACCCAAAAGATGCAGAAGGAATAAAATTACAGTATAAGGGACTATCCAAAGTGTACTTAGAACCCTCAAATAAAATAGAAGAGTATTCAAATAGAGAAATTAATGTACTGTATAAAAACTTCAACAAAGAGGAAATAAAAAAACAAAAAGATTTAGTATATAACAACGTACCTGATTATGATCCTTATACTAGTCTGTTAAATCTATATGTAAATATTGACTTAATACTGAAAGAATTAGAAAATGCTTTAAAAAAAGGTCAAGTAACAGAACAAAGCTTACTAACTTTTATAAATAATATTTTAAATAAACTTCAAAAAAATCTAGGTGATGTAAATGATTTTGATATTTACTACGATGAAGATTTATTTCAATACTTTATAGTAGACAGAGTATTAGTGCCGGATAAAGTAGAATCAAAAATTAATCTGACAGGTTTAAAATCCATTACAACTAACCTTACTTTTTCTAGTAAAATTACCCCTAAACTAGCTACAATGATTGCTATTTCAGCACAGGCAGGAGGGAGTGATGTCGGAATAGATACAGAAAACATGTTTAGATGGAATTCCGGATTAAGCGATAGGTTAGTTCCTGAAAAGGCGCTAAGATCTACAAATTTTGAAGGAAGCAACATAGATACCTTAACAGAAAACATTAGATCTCTCTCAGAATTTGTAAATAAATTTAATAAAAGAGAATCAGAAGGAGGTGGAAATTATAATACAGAAGAGATTAGTAGTTTTTCTACTATACATTCATCTGTAATGAGAAAACTATCTATAACACATACCAGTGATAGTAAAAGCGGAGCTACAGGAGTAATACCTTTTGAACTTAATATTACTTTAGACGGTATTTCCGGTATTAAAGTAGGACAAGCTTTTAAGATAGAAAAAGGACTACTCCCAGATACATACGATGATGTTATAGCTTTTTTAGTTAATAAAGTAGATCATACTATAAGTAATAACCGTTGGGAAACTAGTTTAGGAGCACAAACTATAGTAATATCACCAAAACCTTCCGGGGCTATACCAGCTGATAGTAACTTAATAAAAGAGATTGTAAATATAGCAGTAAAAGAAGCAGAAAGATTCTCCCCATATGTACCAAATCCTAATCCTGACATTAGGGTACCGGTTGATTTTTTACAGTATGATTTTGAACTTCTTAACTTTATAAAAAAGTACGAAGGCTTTAAAGAAAATGCTTATTACGACCCAGGTT